AGTTTGACTATTTGTGACGGTTGCGAATAAAACCCTTGACATCAAAATTATTTACTGTATAATGAAAATATGAACGATATAGAGCAGACTTTAGCTGAGCGTAAGAGTAGTAATGGTGATTATAAAGACCACGCTCATACAGCTCAAAGCATAAAGAATGTGATGTTGAGTTCAGCGAAATGGCAATCCTTGTCTGATCCGCAAAAAGAGTCACTAGATATGATAGCTCACAAGATTGGTCGAATATTAAATGGCGATCCGAACTTCATAGACAGTTGGCGAGATTTAGCAGGTTATGCAACCTTGATAGTGAATATTTTACAGACTACCGAGGGAGCTACAGACAATAAGATTGTCAAGGTGAAAGTAAAAGGCGATAAACTCGTAGAACTTTAATATAGAACTTTTTAGCGGAAAAAATGACTGTTAGACAAAAAGCTTATAAGTTCAGGTTGTATCCTAATCAAGAGCAAAAAGTAATGTTTGCTAAGACGTTTGGCTCTTCACGTGCTATTTGGAATATGATGTTAGCGGATAAAATCAAGTATTATGAGGAAACTGGAAAAACGCTATATAATACACCAACTCAATACAAGAAGGATTTTCCTTGGTTAAAGGAGGTGGATAGTCTAGCGTTAGCTAACGTGCAACTTAATCTTCAGAAAGCCTATAGAAATTTCTTCAAATTTGGTTTTGGATTTCCTAAATTCAAGAAAAAACGTCATGATCAATCATATAAAACCAACAACCAAAGAGGCAGTATTGCCCTAGAAAACGGAAAAATCAAACTTCCGAAAATTGGTTGGGTGCGTGTTAAAGAACATCGCCAAATTGCAGGTACGATTAAAAGTGTAATCGTTTCAATGACACCAACGGGAAAATACTATGTTTCAATTTCGTGTAAAAGTGACATCCTTCCACTTCCTAAAACAGGATCAGTCGTTGGTATTGATCTTGGAATTTCTGATTTCGCTATTCTATCAACTGGAGAGAAAATTGGAAATGAACGTTTTCTCAAACAGTTATCACAAAAACTAGCTAAAGAACAAAAAATCTTATCTCGTAGAGCATTAGTTGCCAAAAAATCAGGTCGGAAGCTGTCTGAAAGTAAGAATTATCAAAAACAACGCCTTAAAGTTGCTAAAATCCACGAAAAAATTGCCAATAAACGTCGAGATTTCCTTAATAAACTCAGTACGGATCTTGTCAAGAACCACGACACCCTCTGTATTGAAGACTTGTCAAGTAAAAATCTCATGAAGAATCATAAATTAGCAAAAGCTGTTGGTGATGTTTCCTGGTCTGAATTCGTGAGAATGCTTGAGTATAAGGCTGATTGGTACGAGAAACAAGTATCAAAAATCAGTCGTTGGTATCCATCATCTCAAATGTGTTCAGATTGTGGTTATATATCAGGCAAGAAACCACTTTCTATTAGAGAATGGACGTGTAGCAATTGTAATAGTCATCATGATAGAGATATCAATGCTAGTATCAACATTCTTAACGAGGGATTGAGTATAATATAATAAATAAAAAGAACCGTAGGAACTACGGGGATAGCTTGGTCAATTTATGTAACCCCTGTTGATTAGTCAACTAATCGATAAGTCAGCATACTACCCAAGAAACTACTACCTCTAAGCAATAGTGCAGGTAGAAGTGGTTCACTACGCTGGACGCAAGGCGAAAACTTAAGAGTTTTATTATGAAAGCAAAAATATTCATACCAGGTTCTATACCATCACAAAAGAACTCAAATCACGCATACCCTAATAAAAGAACGGGTAAGTGTGTTATTGTACCTGATGCTGAAGTAGTAAAGTGGAAAAAGTCTATCTCTGACGTGTTTAGAGCCTCTCTACCGCGATTTAATGGTCCAGTTAGTATAACTTTCCTATTCACTCATAAAACTCGCGTACGGAAGGATTTAGACAACGCTGTGAGTACACTACTTGATACCTTGGTTGCAGCAGAAATAATTCCTGACGATAAATGTTTAATAGTGCAAAAGATGAATATTCAACTAGTAGGTTTCGATTCAAAGAACTTCGGAGTAGAGATAATTATTGAAGATATAGAAAACCCCTTGACATAATTTCAGGTATGTGATTAAATGCCTGTGAGGAGGGGGTTTTTGTGAAAAAAACAAATCAAGAAGTTGATAAAAAACAATACAAGAGTTTTGAACGTGAGGCTAAAGTGCTTATGGCTGACTTGGAAGTGTCGCCAAGCCTTGGGTATACATATGGTCAATGGCAAACGAATGTTATAAAAATCGAGCGACCACCCGTACTATTATCTTTTGCTTGGAAATGGCTAGGGGAAAAAGAAACTCATTGCTTAACCTTACACGATAGAGCAACCGTACAACAAGGTGATGATTCATTACTGGTAAAGGAATTATGGAATCTCATTGATGAATGCGAAGTCTTTGTAGCTCACAATGTTAAATTCGATCAAAAGATGGCAAACGCCTTTTTCTTAAGGCACGGCTTAACTCCTGCGAGTTGGTATAAGACCTTCTGTACATTACAAACCGCCAGACGATACTTCAAGCTTGATAATAACAAGCTAGATTACCTAGGACAGTTATTAGGCGTAGGTCAGAAAACGGCTATCACAAATCATGATGTTTGGTATGATTGTTTAATTCATAACAATGAAGAGGCTTGGGAGAAGTTAAAGAAATATAATTGTCTAACACCAGATCATAAGGTCTTTACATCTGATATGAGGTGGAAAAATATCGGCGATGTTGTTGTAGGTGATAAAATCCTTGCTTTTGATGAACACCAAAACATGAATACAAAAGGCAGGAGAATGTGCTTCACTAATGTAGAAAGCAATAGGACTGTTTTGGAAGACGTGTACGCAGTAACACTATCGAACGGTCAGGTGATTAAAGCCACAAAAGATCATAAGTGGCTGTGTCGAGCGAATAAAAAAGGAGTTGGCGGCACTAAATGGTTAACCACTGAACAACTCGTTTTTCGTGGTCGGCGACTAGATGGTAAGTTGTCTACTGGAGGACTTGAGTCAAAAACTTGGATTTCTAAATATATGCACCCATCAGAAGAGATTATGACCAAAGATGTTGGCTGGTTGGCTGGTATGTTTGATGGAGAAGGTAGTCTATCTAATCGAGGTAGCTTTAATGGGTATAGTGTCAGTATTTCTCAGAAGTTAGGTAGAGAGTTGGATAAAATAGGAAAGATTCTATCGTCTATTGGAGTTAACCATTCAGCACAGCATCATGAAAAGAATCGTTTTGTGAATACTTATGTACACTCTAGTCAACCTATAGGATATTACACGATTAGAGGTGGTGTATTTTCCATATTTGATTTCCTATGCAAAGTAAGACCAGAGCGACTTATTGAGAAGATGAATATTGATAATTTACCACGATTAGAGTCTAGGCACGATCTAGTATATGTTGATGATGTGCGATATATAGGTAAGATGGAAGTGTGTGTGTTACAAACAGAGGCTCGAACATATATTGCTGATGGGCTACCTATGCATAATTGTCAAGATGTCGTTTTGTTGGAGAAGATCTATAAGAAACTTCTGCCGTTCGCGACCAATCACCCGAATGGAGCATTGTCGGCAGGGCGAGAAGATATCTGCCCACGCTGTATGCACCAATCAGAGTTCTCTATTAAAGCGTACAGAAAAACTGGTGCTCAAGTTAATGCAATTCAACTTCAATGTCGAAATTGTCATGGATATGTTACTCGCCCACTAACCAAAGAAGAAAGAGAAGAGCTGGATTATCACGGAAGACTTAAATCATTTTATCGAAACATTGCGAATTGATATACTAAAATAAAGTGTCAAAGGAGTGATGTTGTATGGACGATAAAACCGTCAATCAAGTATTACAAATATTAGAATCGGAATTAGAAGAGGCTAAAAACTCAAAAGACGATTGACTTTTTAAGCCGTATCCATTATTATTAAATAGACAAGAGAAGAAGTATATGCTTCTACAAATCTTGTCAGAAGACTAGTGTGTGTTGTGGCACGAGCAGGGGAGAGAAGCACTCCCTTGCTTTTTTATGGAGAATACATTATACTTGAAGCATAACAATTTACTAGTTAGAAAGGTGGATAAGAATAGAGATATGAAAACGGTTAATCATCAAGCATTCTTCAAGAATGTTATGCAAAAGCCAGACCATATTCGATTCTTAATTTATGGTAAAGAACTTGATGGTTTTACAGAGCAACTTATAGCGGATCTAAGTCACGTAAAGTTTCGTATTTATGGATATAAATCTCCGTTCTTAGCGACATTAAGTCATGTAGAGTTGGATAAAGCTAAAGATATTGACAATCCAAAAATGTACGAAGACTTTGATTTTGTTATTACAAACGATGAAGATGTGGCTATTCGTGCTAGGTTAAGTGGAGCATGTCGGGTTAAAGATATCAATGAAGCTATTTTAATAGCACAAAACAATAATCTTGAAGAAGGTACCTTTAGATTGGACCAATATGAAAAAGCTTACCAAGAAATTATGAACCAAAAAGAGGAAGTCAAGTAGATAATGGATTATGTTTTCGTTGTTCAAATACATAAAAGAGATTCATTAGAAGACATCTTTCAACTCTTTTCAGATATATATCAGGTAAGAGGTGATTGTCATGTATTTATTATGAGCAACGATGCTAATCAATTAGTTCAATTAAGAGAAAACATTGAAGAGCTACAGAAAAGAATCCCTTACTGGTCAACAGAGATATTTCTAAAGTCTAAAAGTAAACTATTTACCTGTTTCAATAGGTTTAGCCCACACACTAGATTAATCTGGATAGATTCTAATTATGCCTTAGAAGATAATGTAGTTTACCATCTGAACCAAGCTTCGCTATACGCAAAAGGATACGGTTTCATATCTCCGTATTGTGAAGGAGAAAAATATTATGTTACAGACATTTATGATGACAATCCTCGACCAATAAAAGACTCACCAATAAAAGAACCTATGTCTGTGGATACTTGTCCAGTACCTGTATTTTTAACTACTATAAGTAATTATTTATTAGATCAAAACCCTGGTCTTATGAGAGGAATCACATTACGTAGAATTGGGTTTAGAAATATGGTTCTACCTCAGGCGATAGTTTTTAAAAAGGAGAACAAAAATGACACAAACAATTAGAATGCACGTTGGGCTTCCTGCGTCAGGAAAAACAACAAAAGCCAAAGAACTTGAAAAAGAGGGCTGGGTGCGAATTTGTAAAGATGATATTCGTGCGAATATGGAACGCTACACTAGGAAAAAGGAAAAGGAAGTTATTCGAACTCGTAACTTTCTTATTCGCCAAGCCTTACAAGACGGAAAAAATGTAGTAGTAGATGATACCAATCTCAATCCTATACACGAACGGTCTATTCGTGCTATTGCCCGTGAATTTAATATCAGGTTTGAAAAAGACACCTCATTTTTGGAAGTGCCAATTAAAACCTGTATTGAGCGAGATCTAAAACGTCCGAATAGTGTAGGTCAGAATGTTATTTATTCAATGTATTACAGGTGGATAAAGCCATATAAACCTGCTGAATTAGAGCGTTACCCTCTGTGGAAATTGCGTAGAGCCATTCTAGTGGACATTGATGGAACTTTAGCTATAAATACCTCAGGGCGAAGTTTTTACGATATGAAAAGAGTAGGAGAGGATACACCTGATCCGTTTGTAGGATTTTTACTAGATGCTATTTCAACTGCCGATATGCATGAATACCTAGATGTGATTATTATGTCTGGGCGAAGTGAAGTTGCAAGGAAAGATACTGAATCGTGGCTACGTAGAAATATGTTCGATTACAAACACTTATTCATGCGAGCTGAAGGCGACACACGACCTGACGATATTGTTAAGAAAGAATTGTACCAAAAGCATATTGAGGACAATTGGGCAGTTCTAGGTGTAATTGATGATCGCCCTAAAGTATGTAATATGTGGCGTGAATTAGGTTTAAGAGTAGCACAAGTTGGTAACCCTTATGATGATTTTTAAATATAGTACACGTAAAGGAGAAGAATGAAAAAACATAGTGAATTGTATTGGTGGATTTTCGATCGAATACCAAGTCCAATCTATAGAGCTTGGCAACGAGTTAAGAATTGTCCAAGAAATATCAAAGCAAACAGACTTCGTAAACAAGGTAAAGTGCCTGCCAAAGATGCTTGGAACTCAGATATAACCATTTGTGATATGTTAGCTCAACACTTAAAGTGGCATTTAAAATGGATAGATGAACAACACGAGGTTTTTCCAGCTAAAGAAGAGGACCTTAAGTACAAAGCAGAGATGGAGCGTGCATATAAAGCTCTATCTCAATACGAAAATATACATTATGCCTGTAAGCCTGCCTCTGGGCGACAATTACAAGAGGTGAAATGGGCAATTCACTGGGTAGCTAAAAATATAAGGGGTTTATGGTATTAGAAATAGAAAAACGCTTGGAAGAGTTCTCGCTAATTTCTGGTGAAACTATTTCGATTCGGTGTCCAGAGAAAGACATAATCAAGGTAACCGACACAAAACGTAACAAAGTTGTAGGAACCTTTACTAGAGAAGAATTTACAACTCTTATGTTGCGAGCGATAGAAATGAAAGATTTTATTCTGCTAAGTAATGATATTATTGAACCAATAATAGGGAGGAGTCTATGAATAAAGCACTTGGTTATGAAATAGAAGCAATTGACATTAATATTGATGATGAGTTTTTACGTTATTGCAAAGCTGATAGTATTATTTTCAATGGTAAAAGTCTAGTTAAAATTATAAACAGTAACAAGGAGGAAAAATATATGGAAGAATGTCCATGCCAAGAATCGAGCAAAACACTTGCACGAGAGTATATAGAGAGTCAACAAGATAAAGAAACTGCTCTGCTTAAAAAGCACCGAGTTATCAATGACTCTGGCGTAGTAACAATGCGAGGAATCGAGTTGATCTGTCAAGTGATGCTTGAAAATAAGGATATTAAAAATAAAATTGTTGAATACTTAGAAAGTAAGGATAATTAATCATGACACAAGAAGAATTTACAAAAGCAGAAAAATTACTTAAGAAGATTGCAAAGCGTCTTAAAGATAAAGAACTGGAATGGATTGTGCAAGCCTCTAAAAGCTCATTAGATGGTGGAGAAAAGATTTATTATTCAGCACAAATCAATGTACCTCATCAATCGCTTAAACCGTTAATGTGGACCAAAGATAGTGTAGAAGACTTATTGTTTGCACTAGAAGCTTCAGCTAAACATCTAGATCGTGATGCAGTTACTAAAGCATACTATAAGCTGGAATTAAGCCGTGCCGAAAAAGCCGTCAGCGATTACAAAGAAGCACTCAAGAAATTGGATGAATCTTCCCAAAAATCAGAAAAAAAGGTATAATAGATATAGTATTAAATTAAGCCAAGGAGGAATAGAGATGGCTAAAGACTTTAACAATGTAACATTAATGGGTAGGCTAACTAAAGATCCTGAATTAAAAACCACAGCCTCAGGAAAGAATATCTGTTCTTTCACACTAGCAGTGAACGGATTCGGAGATAAGACGAATTTCATCGATTGTAAGGCTTGGGAAAAAACTGGTGAATTAGTGTCTAAATATGTAGGCAAGGGGCAACGTCTATTGGTTGTTGGTGAATTAGAGCAGGAAAGTTGGGAAAAGGACGGGCAGAAACGGTCTAAACTAGGAGTCTTAGTTCGTGAATTACAATTCATTGAAAAACGAGATTCTGACTCTGTAGCAGCAAGTCAAGCTGAAAAGCTTATGGGCGAGCCTGTTTCTCTAGACGATATACCTTTTTAAGTTGAATTGTCAAGGGTGAGATATCTGATTTGGTATAATGTATCAAGAAAAGAGTTTCACCCTTGGAAACTAAAACTTTCTATCTAATAGTCAAAACTAAAACGAATGAGGGGAAATGGAAAAACAATTTATACCTATTACTCCAATAGGAGTTGAAAAAGAAGCATTAAAAATGACTGTCTTAAATGGACAGCCTGAAATCTTTCATAGCATTCAAGGTGAAGGACGAAACCTTGGTCAAGATGTCGTATTCTGTCGATTAAGCGAATGCTCACTTGCATGTAGCTGGTGTGATAGCCCACAATCTTGGTGCTACACACAGAGTAAAGCCAACCAACATGAGGATGGTGTTGTTTACGATAGAGCAGAAAACCAAACTCAAGTGTCAATAGACGATTTGGCTGAATCTGTAAAGAGCTATGATGAACCTCATATCGTTATAACAGGAGGAGAACCACTATTACAACAAAGAGTTCTACCTGCCTTCATAAAGAAATTGCGAAATGAAAATCCTGATTTTTATGTGGAAATCGAAACCAATGGAACTATTCGCCCAAATGACGAAATGACTGAATTAGTAAATCAATGGAATGTTTCACCGAAACTGAGTAACTCTGGTGATTCAGAAAGACGACGAATTAAGGCAAAAGCCTTGCAGAAGTTTACAGAATTACCGAATGCAGACTTTAAGTTTGTAGTATCCAGTGAACAGGATGTGGAAGAAATTCTTACACTTCTAGATGAATATGAAGTTCCTGCGGATCGAGTATTTCTTATGCCTCTAGGCAGAACAAGAGAGGAACTAGCCGAAACTGAACCACTGGTAAAAGAATTAGCACAGACATTAAATATGAACTTCAGTACACGTGAACATATTAATCGCTGGGGTGATAAAAGAGGAGTATAAATGTACGAAGATACAACAGTTCAAGCAACCAAGTTTCACGAAATCTGTGCTGGACATCGCGTTATAGGTCAGGGTGGAAAATGTGAACGAAGTTATCACGGTCATAATTATGTTATTCACTTTACCGTTGAAGGTGAAGTCAAAGAAGACGGAATGGTTATGGATTTCGGTATAATCGGAAATCTTCTATGTAATTGGATTGAGGAAAATTACGACCACAAGACTTTAATTTGGGAGAAGGATCCCCATCGAGGATTCTTTGAAAAAGCTACTCCAGATGGTGTATGTATTGTTCCATTCAATCCTACAGCGGAAAATATAGGTGCTCATCTATTGAATGTGGTTGGTCCAGAGCAATTACAAGGAACTGGAGCGAAATTAGTAAGAGTAAAGGTTGAAGAAACTACTAAGTGTTCAGCCGTCGTAAAATTAAGGAGTTAATATGGTTACGAGAGAAGAAGCAGTCCAAAGTATGGACAAGGTATTGGAATATTTGTCTAAGGGTGAAAGTAAAGTTCGTCCTGATATGGCAAAAACGCCAGAACGTTACATTAAAGCAATGGAAGAGATGACAACTCCACAAGAGTTTTCTTATACATCTTTTGACAATCCAGACAAAGAAGATAAGGGAATGGTGGTGCAAGGTCCTATTAAATTCATTTCGAGCTGTGCTCATCATACATACCCATTTCAGGGTGAGGCTTGGGTTGCATATATCCCAGGTGAAAAAATCGTAGGACTTTCTAAACTTGCTAGGTGCGTTAAAGAAACTTCAAAGCGTTTCGGAGTTCAAGAAGAGATTACAAATGATATTGCGGGTATTCTTGAAAAAGAGTTGAAACCTCTAGGCGTGGCAGTGTATATGAGAGCTACTCACGGCTGTATGGCTTGGCGTGGAGTAAAATGTTCAGAGGCTAACACAATTACCACGAAGTTTACAGGAGCATTCAAAGACAGTCTAAACACACGGCAAGAATTCTTGTCCTATATCGATAAGTAGGAGAGGGAACAATGAAAAATAAACTTGATAAATCAACACTACTAGCCCTTTTGTCTGGCGTATTCGCTGGAGCTCTAGTGCTTTCTAACATCCTGGCAGGAAGAGTTTTCGATCTGGGCTTCTGGGGATTAACATTAACTGCAGGGGTATTCATATTTCCTGTTACTTTTATTGTTAACGACATTCTAGCTGAGGTTTATGGCTTTAAAAAAGTATCAATGATAATTTGGTTAGGCTTTGTTATAAACTTGATAGCCGTTTGTTTATACTGGCTTGCAAACACTCTTCCCGCTCCAGATTATATGATTAGTACGGCACAAGCATATCAAACTATCTTAGGTACATCTTTCAGAGCCTTAGTAGCTAGTCTTGCGGCATACTTAATGGGAGGGTTTGTCAATGCAAAAGTTATGGATTACATGCATAAAAAGCACGGCGAAGAGAAATTCAAACGTCGTGCAGTGTTATCCACTATTTTTGGTGAATCTGCTGATAGTATTTTCTTCGTCACAATTATGTTTTCAGGTGTACTACCACTAGGTGTAATGTTATCAATGATTGTTATCCAAGCAAGCACTAAAACTCTATTTGAAGCTATCTTTTTACCAATCACTACTCGACTTGTAGCAAAAGCTAAGGAGCTTAAATAATGATTGAATTAATCGGTTTAATAGCTACTTTATTCGTCTTAATCTCATTTCTTCAAAAGTCAGAGATTAATATTAGGAAGTTTAATATTGTAGGGGCAAGTTTATTTGTTATATACGGCTTTCTGATCTCCTCTATCTCAGTTTGGTTACTCAACGGTATTTTATTAGGAGTACATATTAAAAGGCTAAAGGAGCTATATAATGAAAAAAAATAAGAAAGTATTAGTCATTTTATCTGGTGGATTAGACAGCACTACTCTTTTATATGACATGGTTCATCAAGGGTATGAGGTTGAGGCAGTTAGTTTCTTTTACAAACAAAGACATTCAAAGGAATTAGACTTTGCTCGAAGGACTACTGAAAAATTAAATATTCCTCACAGGTTGATAGATATTTCATTCATGTCTGATATGCTCTCAAAAACTAGCCTAATTGCTAAAAACAATATAGATATTCCTGAGGGTGATTATCGAGAAGAGAGTATGAAAAGTACTGTCGTGCCAGCTAGGAATTTAATTATGTCTAGTATTGCGATCTCTCTAGCTTCAGAAATACAAGCTCATAAAGTGGCAATTGGTGTTCATTCAGGGGATCACGATATCTATCCAGATTGTCGACCAGAGTTTATTGAAAAACTTAATGAAGTAGCTAAAATAGCAGACTATTGGAAAGTTGAAATAATAGCCCCATACGTAAATATGAGTAAAGGTGATATTGTACGAAGAGGTTTGGAAATCGGTGCGGATTATTCAGATGCTTGGACATGTTACAAGGGCAAGGAAAAGGCGTGTGGTGCTTGTGGATCTTGTATTGAACGCTTAGAGGCTTTTGAGGATAACAATGCAGTAGATCCAATTGAGTACGAGAAGAGGTAAAATGAAACTATACTTTGCAGGGTATTCTACAGACACAGAAATAAGTGAATGTACAGGTACTAAGAATCTTCTTGAAAGCTATTTATATTTTAAGAAAAAAGATTACCAAGCTTGGCATAAAGAGCGAGGACTTCTAGGTAAGGACCTATTCCTTGACTCTGGTGCGTTTTCTGCCTTTACTAAGGGTGAAGTGATAGATATTGATGAATACATAAACTTCATTAAAAGGAATGAAAAATGGATCACTACATATGCTGGTTTGGATGTTATTGGAGATAGTAAAGGTACACGTCAAAATGTAGAATACATGGAATCTAAAGGTTTGCATCCATTGCCAACTTTTCACCACGGCAGTGACTATGCAGAGTTTGAGCGTATGGTAAAGAAATATGATTATATTGCTCTGGGGGGGCTAGTACCTATTTCTATGAATGTGCCATTAATGAAAAAACACCTAGATAAATGTTTCAGGATAATTGGTAAAGACGTAAAAGTACATGGGTTCGGAGTAAACGGCTATTGGGCTTGGTTGCGATACCCATTTTACTCTGTAGATGCTACTAGTTGGCTTACGGGCGGAATGTATAGAAGACTTATAACTTTCGATCCTGCTTCTCACAAATTAGTGCAAAGTACAAAAACAAAGAATAGTGACAATATACTGTTTATGAAGGCTCATACTGCTAATTATAGAGAATTGAATATGCACAATGCTAAAGAGTATATGAAAGCTGCCCACTTCGTCACTAGGTTGTGGGCTAATCGTGGTATAGTACACCCAGAATAAAGAGAGGAATACAAATGACAAACATTACTAAACACACATTCAATCCCAAAAACGTAAGTATAGTGCCTATTTCAGATGTACATCTTAATGATTACAATCCGAAAGAAAAACGTACAGCAGAGTATGAAAAAGTTAAGGAAAGCATTTCTCTTAATGGATTCATGTCGCCAGTTATCGTTCGTCAAGTAGAAGGTGAAGACGGCTTTACTATTGTTGATGGTGAACAACGGGCTACAGCAGCTCAAGATCTAGGTTACAAGGAAATTCCTGTATACAACTTAGGTATTATATCTGAAGAAGATGCTAAAGCAAAGACTATTTGGGCTGAAGTAAGTGTTCAATTTGATCAAATCCAATTAGCTCCACTCGCTATAGAATTGAATGAGATAGGTATTGAGTTACCATACTCTGAAAAACAGATGGAAGATTTTAAAGAACTCTGTGCTTTCGATTTCGATAATGCATATGAGGATTCTGAAGAAGAAGAAGATGACGATGCACCTAAAATGAAAACCCTTAATGTTAAGGTGACAGATGATCAGCTAACAATCATTAAAGAGGCTATGAAGATTGTCACCGAGAATGAAAATGTATCTGAAGGTAGAGCATTAGAACTTCTAGTGGCAGATGGACTTGCGGGTTATCAACAAACGAATTATATTCCAGAGAATGAGAAAGAGGAGTAAAACACTCCTCTCTTTTTTTATTCAACCGCAGAACTGGACGGGTATACAAGATGCTAATTTGACAAGTGTTGAGTTTTTGATTCATCGAGAGTTACCTCATTACCAGCTTCTCTGCTGGGTGAAATGGTCAAGCCATCTAATTCGTACTTGTAAATTGTCTTATGTACCCGATTGGCTATATAAGTGGGTGATTTGGCTAGACCTTGGCATCACCCCCGTCGGCGGGGATTCATAGCTGTGTAACTAGTATAGTCACACCCTCTCCTCTTAGTTACTCCGTCAGAGAAGACTCTATATTCTAGATAAAGGCTTGATAAATTGGTAACGAAAATAGCCATCTATATACTAGAATTCTTATATAGCCAGTTGACAACACCACCACGGAGCGAAGGATTTCTCACCTTTCGGTTTACTCCCGTTCGGGAACCCAGCTTTATTCCTCAGGTTAATGTTGCCAGTTGATAGCACTAAATGATAGTTGTTTTGGGTATAAATAACAAAAATATGCATACAAAATTTTCTTCTCTAAAATAAAAGGTGCGTTAGTGCTACCAGTTGAACAGACGACCTGGGTGGGCAAAATGGTCATCTGTCCAGTTC